ACGTGTAGACATTTCACAAGCACAATTTTTATTAAATATTTCTATATTTTTAATTCTAGGGCTTTCTAACCTTTGCGACGCTTCCCTAGAACCTTGGAGATATATATTAGGACAATCTCCATATAAAGAAAAACCTTTCTCAAAAACATTAATACAATTTTTCCTATATTGCATGTAATCAACATCATCATACAACAATGGGTCAAATTTATTAACAATTTTTGAGAAATGCATTTTACAAGTTTCATACAACTTTTTATTAAACATATTACCTAAACAAATACCGGCAATACGTTGTAAAGTGTGTTTGGCATCTTGAGGACGAGAAGTGTAATAAGACGACACTAAACCTCGTTCATTACTGATGACAGGATAATACTTACCCTCATATAAATAAGAGTTACACGAAATAAAGTCATAACTCTCCAAAGGATCTTTATCACCCTTATCACCAGTATATTCTATACCAAGATCTTTAGCATTTTCCACCAAATCCACACTACCTATTATAGAACTACTACCTGCAACATCATCACCACAAGTAGTAAAATGATTAGTCTTAATCATACCTTCATAAGAAATATCAGGGTATTTCTTAACTATACAATAAATAATAATAAAAATAGAAATGATGGTATTATCAGACAAAGTCGTATATTTACCAGACCCTGTACCATCATTTTTCCAATAAATTCTCCCACCAACACCGAGAATAAAACTGTATCCCATATTTTCATAGATAACAGTAAGGAATTTAACCATTTTTGATCTAAATTCCACATCACAGAGATCAATACGCAACCTCTTACACACCATAATTAATTCTTGTATGTGAGAACTATCAAATTGACGAGCATCTCGCACAATTTTATTCTCAAGAGCATACACATAACGGACAAAACTATCCCAATTTTTATGGTATATATTTAAACCAGCACCAAACCAATTCTCTTGCATATGGTGGGCAAATAACTGTTCATCCATATCCTTTGTAAAACAGGACGTGAACAGAGTCATAGCAGCATCAGTAAAAATGAACAACCGACTCTTCTTGACTTTTCCATTCTCAACAGGGAGAACCTCTTCTTTAAGAGCACACTTTAAGATTGGATAACGAGCACCACGCATCAATTCATCCACATACGTGTTATATACCTCAGGATAACACGTTTCAATCCAATCTTTCTTCAAAGAACAATCCCACAAATCAGGACAAAAACCAGCACTAGTTTCAGGTTCAAAATACCTCAAACACTCAGAACTATCTTTGGGTTTCCAATTAACAAACCCAAACATACGCAACAAAAATGAATAAGTCTTTTCAAAAACAAAAGACTTTTCATCAGGAAAGGGTTTTAATCCCCTATCATAAGCAGCCAACCTTTCATAATAATTAGGCCAAGTATGGTGAGTCAAATCAAACTCAGTATTAAAATCCATACCCGTCCACAAATTTCTATCTACAGAACGTTTGCATTTCAATGGGGCAGAACCAACAAAACAATTAGTTCTACTGAGCCATGACATAGTAAAATAAACAGAACTACCAGTCAAACTTTGCAAAAATTCTCCCCTGCTAATCTCACAGGGGATATTTAGTTTAAAGAAATTTGATTTAATTTGTCAACAGTCTGTTGATCAAAAGTATGAAAGGTACAAATATTATCTTGGTAAAGATAATGAATTCCATAACAAGCAACCAATTGTTCACCTGTAACAGAAGTGGACCAAACACCCAATCCACAATCTCCTTTCTGAGTGGAACCTTGAAACCTCCCATTAACAGCACAATAGCCATGAGTACCATGGAAAGCCATAACTTCATTCTTCAACCGAGGCAACACCATAACAGCTTCGGGTGTTCCATCAATGGTGGCTAAAGTAATATTAGGAGAACGAGTAGAATAAGATACCTTGAAAGCACACAAAGTATCTATAGGATCACCATTCTCTCTAAAAGGACTATCTTTAATATTAATTAACTTATCAGCATTAAACTTAATCTTCTGCGCAGTAGCATGAAGATTAGTCAAATAAAGATCACAAGGTCCAACAACCTTATAACCAAATTCTGGTGTGAAACAATGCTTATCAACAATACATAAATTTTTATATCTCAACCCATAAGTATACCAGGTTGGACATGTAGGAGTAGTAATCCTATATGTATTGCTCTTAACAGTTTCATAACCATATTCAGGAATGTAACCTGGTCCTTCCAACAAAGGACCATAAAGTTCATTCTTTTTCTTAGTTGGGGCACTTTCTGCTTGATCCCAACCATAATGCATAGCAACATAATCCTTTTTACTCTCCTCAGCCAATTCTCTATGAATAAGATCATCATCTATACCACTACCACCAGTGTGTATGTAAAACCGTTTTTCTTTATTCAACGGATTTGTAGCCTTTATTCTCCTATTTTTATCCCCTTCAAGCTCATCTTTATCCTTGGCAACCATGTCCTCAGCATTAACCCATCTTCTTCCACGAACGGCAGGTTTAACCTCATTTGAACGAGGCCATGGCATAAAACCAAAAACAGCTGAAGCTAAAACCAAAGTACCAGCAATAACCCCAGCAACAATACCATATTGAGTCCAAGAACTAGACTCATCAGGTATAGGAGCTAAAGCACCAGGGGAATAATCAACAACATTAGGAATAGGAACTTGTTTAAGAACAACATCCTTCTTAGTCTCATCACATTGAGCATCATAGAAAATTACAGTATCAACTTTTTCTTTATCCTCCTCACCATAATCAGCAAGCGAAGAAAAAGGATTATTACCACCATAATTACACAAAAAATTAACATATCGATTTTTAAGATCAGTAAGATTATTAGGACAATCTTCCATCAATCGAATTAAATTAGAATTCTTAACAGCCTCAGGAGTTAACAAAGTATGGCAGGGACAAAATTCTTGGTAAGAATTACACTTACAAATATCACAAACAGAATCTTGACCACACATGATATTGACCAAAAACTTAGAAACAATGACCCGAGTCAAAGTTTGAGCATCTCTCATAGCTTCAAAAGGGTCAACACTGATTGAAACATCAGTATCAGCTAAATTATCAATTATCATATGAGTATTAACAACAGAAATAACATCATTAATACTCATGAACATCTTAGTTCTACAAACTATATGACTACCAGGAGTTTTATTCCTGACAGAAGTACCCATAGCAGAAACAACCAACAAAGCTCTATCATGTTTACGAACTTTTTCCTTATGAAACAT